TACTCGTTACGGCATGGTTTCCAACCCATTCGTTGGTAACGTTCCTGCAAACGGTCTGGCTGCAGCTAAGACTAACCAGTATTATCGCCTGTTTAGAGTTGACAATATCCTCGCTTAAGGATATTAAAACCTCAAAAAAGAAAAGGGAGCTTCGGCTCCCTTTTTTATTATCATGATTAGACATATGTCCTATAGATACTAATCCTTCTGATGGGATTCAGAAGGGCTCGTATCAACTCTTTTTAGTAGACGTCTTACGCTTTGCAGGCGCTTTCTTTGCCTTAGGCTTTGCGCTTGTAGCTTTCTTTGCACGTGTCTTCTTTTTGACAGGTTGGTTAGTCTCTTCTTCATCTTCCAAAAACTCCCCCAAGTCATCTGGTACAGGCCAACCCATGCCTGTGAATTGACGCCCATCTGATAATGTACGAATACCTGTTTCTTTATCTGTATGTTTAATCACTTTGGACGCATGACCATGTAAAGAGATATAACCATCTGGTTCAACAACTTTATACAGCTCGTTAAGACCACCATACAAACGAGAAGTATAAGACTTGGTGAATACATTCCAATTAGACATAACAAATCTACGCTTGGTTGGTTCCATACCAAAAATAGATAGAGCCATATCGACGGGCCCGAGAAGTTCTTCTCGTTGGTTCTCTAGAATCTTTTTGGAAACCTGTTTACCACCTTCTTCAACAAGGATTTCCTTGCCTTCTTCAACGATGGCAGATTCACCAAGTGTCTTGATGATCTTTTCTTTCCAATAGTTACGTCCACCTGCGGCAGAATAGTCTTTTCGTTGTTCTTCACCGTTCTCATCTTTCCAGATGATATAATGAATTGCTTTATCTTTAGCCATTATCTTCAATCCTTTCAACTTCGTTGATTACTCATTGTAAAACACTACACTTGTTCTATCGAATGTTTCAAGATCAACTTCTTTGATGAAAAGAAAAAAGTCATCATCGGGGTATTGGTCCTCGATTCCCATCCTTTTGTGCATTTCATCAACTTCTTGATTTTCTTCATTAAAGTCATCAACATACTTTTGTGCGCCTTTCTCAGTCGCCCAAACCGCCTCAAGAGTTACGTCGTCCATACCTTGGTTAAAGTAAACTGCATATGCTTTAGTCATTTTTCAATCCTTTCTACAAAAAAGTCTTCAGTCAGCCAACGTAGATCATTGGTTTCGACTGACCGAAGGAGTACATCACCAAAGGTACCTTTACGCTTTTCGACAACGAGCCATTTGGTACCATGCTCTTTAATTCGTTGCTTACCTTTCTTGGTATGCCCTTTCATGTGGTAAATCATATTTAGCCTCCTTTACGGCATGGGAAGTTGGCCAATAATAGCCAATGCCCCAATAAGGGCATAGAGTGAAAACAAGGTGATGACCTTCATTAGTAGCCTCCTTTCCGACAGGCATTCTTGTTAGCTTTACGCTTCTTGTTGGCTACTACTTTCTTCTTGTAGTAACCATTACGGAGTTGAGCGGCAATAGGGTTACGCATAATCATACTCTTCTTTCACGTCAAAAATTAGTTCTTCAGCAGATTCACACCACTGCTCAAGGGTAAAGTCATTCAGACGGTAAACATAAACAGAACGAGTGCAGTAGATACAGTGAACAGGGTCATCGTACACAAAGTACCAGTAACCCTCACCTTTGTAAAGGTTGATGTAGGGGTTGCGGAGCGTGCTATTGACTGCTTTTTCGATGGTCGATACACGAAGGTTGCTCATTTCGATGTCTTTCAATCTCGTTGTTATGTATGTAATCTAATATATAAAGACTGAAATGTAAACCCCCAAAACACACTTTTTTTCACATAGTTCTATATGTAACAAAAAAGTAACAGTACAAAAAACTTCATGAAATATGCATTTTTTCTATTTACAACTATAATAGTTGGTACTATATTATATTCATAACAACGAGATTGAAAGACGAAGTCATGAAGTTCACCGAGACCAACATCAACGAAGCTTTCGCCCCTCTTATTGAAAACCTGACCGAGCAGTACGTTAATCGTACTCGTAAAAGTGTTGCTCATCTTAAGACCCTTCGTGAAGACGGTGAAATCCGTTGGGTTAAAATTCGGTACAACTACACCACTGAAGACCTGCATAACAAAAAGATGTTTGAGTCCGTTATGCCTTGTATGAAGTCCGAACAAGCTGATTACAGTTCACCTGTTATCTACTCTCTCTGCGAAGAGAAGCTTGCCAAGAAAGCTAATGAGTGGGCACACATGCAAGTCGATGGTATGATTGCTAAGACTGTAGGCAAGATTGGTGACCTCGATGATGTAACCTACCGCTTCCACGGTTACGGTGACTTCAACATCAAAGGCACCGCTAACGGTAAGCAGGTTAACATCGACCAACAAACTGTAATCAAGCAAAGCAGCAAAGGCACCATCTTCGCTCAGTTCCCAATGCGCCTCTACGTTGAAGGCCAGTTCACTCCCGCTAAGAAGTACGCTGAAGCTGTATCATAAATGTTACACCCCTAAAAGAATATGTGTAAAGTTTCTTTTAGGGGTTTCTTTTTTTGATAGAATGTTTATATTACTTATATAAGCTGATAAACAAAAGGACTAGATCATGGATAATACAAACGGAACTAAGTTCGCCCAAGCCGAAGATACCTTCTTTGCTATTGCTCAAGATATCTTCCACGATTCTCGCCACTTCCTTCACTTTGAAGTTGCGATGCACGATGCAATCGCTGATAACGAGCTTGACAAAGTTCTTGATGAAGATCATCTTCGTGACATGATTAACGTAGCTTGGGACGAGTTGTCCTGGAACGAAGAGTAAAGATTATGATGCAAGTAGTTTGGATGGCAGTTATCCTGTTTTGGTTTGCTATTATTGTAGCAATGTTCTATGCACCTTTGGGAGTTTAAAATGAGTTACCGTAACCCTTATGAAAAAGGCACCACTGAGTTTCATGCGTATAACGCAGGTGGTGCTGATAGCTACTATCGTCGTGGCTGTCGCCCTCACTACTATGTCGATGGCAATAAGCTTCTCGGCGAAGAAATCACTGAAGTGACTGAGGAAGAGAGTAAAGCGTACTATCTTGGTTTTGAAGACAACGAAGCGCTTGGCGACTTCAAGGATTGGAGATAAGATTATGAAAATTCTATCTACATTTTATTCTAGTGACGGTAGCCTCACTGCAGAGGTTACCACTATTCCTGGCCAGTCCGTCTTTGTGAATTTCCTGGTTCATAATATGTCGATCGGTCAGATTGATTATACTCATAAGGCACTACGTTACGCCGAAGATGCAGCGGCAAACTTTATACTGCATTTCTTCAAACCTGAAGACGTTCGTAAATACATTGAGGAAAATAAATGATTAAGGGAGGCTTCGGCCTCCTTTTTTATTGCATATAAATAGTGTTATACTAATAAGGAATGGTAAATGACACTCCCTATCAATCTCAATCAATTCCAGGCTAATGGTTTCAGGGTTGTAATTGACCGTGAGAACTACCCAACCATGGAATTCATGTGTTCAGAAGCCGTACATCCAGGGGTTAATGGTGGTTCTGTTCCTATTCCATTTAGAGGCCAGACTGCACATATGCCTGGTGACAAACTGGATTTTGAACAGCTTTCATTAACTGTCTATATTGATGAAGGTTTTAAATCTTATGAAGAAATCTTTGACTGGGTTTGTCGTGCAAATCTGAACAAATATAAAGCAGGCGCAGATAATAACTTTCGGCGTAGCACAGATATTACCACAATGGCCGACATCTCGATTCCCTTGATGAACTCGTCAAATAATCAGTTTGGTAAATTTGTCTATAAGGATTGTTTGCCGGTTTCTCTATCTGGTATTACATTCAATGCAAAGAATGCAGCGGTCGAATATCCAGAGTTCACAATCACTTTTGATATAACTAACTTTGAGCTAACACTTTTCTAATATATTAATGAAGGTTTTATTATGATTGATCTTGATAAGTTGATGGATGAATGGGAAAAAGAATCAAAAGTAGGTCAGCACCTGGATGATGAGTCCAGACGTTCACCTACTTTGCATGCTAAATACCTAAGGCTTTACAATAAAGCTAAGTTCGAACTGCATAAGGCCGAACAAGAGCACGAGATTCTTAAAAAGAATAAATGGTTACATTTTAATGGTAAGTTATCAAAGCAAGAAATCGATGATCTAGGATGGGATTATGATCCTTTAAACGGTCTGAAGATTCTTAAAGGAGATATTAGCCAATTCTATTCGGCTGATCCTGACCTACAAAAATCACAATCAAAAATCGAATATTGTAAAATGTGTACTGATACTATTCGTGAAATCATGGATAATATCAAATGGAGACACCAGAGCCTTAAGGTAGCAATGGACTATCTGAGGTTCGAAAGCGGAGCATAACATGGAAATTAAACCTGGTACAATTTATGTAAAGATGAGGAATCATTCTTTGCTAGACATTGAAGCTGAGCCACACATTTATAATGAGCTGGCCGACTACTTTGCTTTCTTTGTACCGGGTTATGAGTACATGACTAGTTATAAAGACTATAAAGGCAAGCGTCGTAAAGGTTATAAGAAGGGAAACTGGGACGGCAAGCGTTATTTGTTCGAGAGAAAGAACAATACCCTGCCAACCGGCCTATTCAAATATCTTTATGACTTTGTAGGTCCACGTGATTACAAGATTGAAATCATCCAAGATAACTATTATGGTCTACCTGGTTCTACCTCAATGGTTGATCCTCATGATCTACAAGACTGGATTGGTGGACTAAATCTTACTGCAAAAGGTAATCCGATTAAGCCTTATGATGAACAGTTCAAAGGTGTATTCACTGGGCTGAATGATAAGAGATGTATTCTCCTATCACCTACATCTTCTGGTAAATCCCTGATGTGTTACCTATTGGCTCGTAAATTCCTTGAAGAGAATAAGAATAAGCGTGTATTGCTGGTCGTACCTACCACGAACCTTGTACAGCAAATGTATGATGACTTTGCTGATTATTCTGCCATGGATAAAACCTTTGATTCAGAAGCCAATTGTCATAGAATCATGGAAGGTAGACCTAAGCACAACATTAAACAACGAATCTTTATCTCTACTTGGCAATCGATCTTTAGACTTGAGCGTGAATGGTTTCATCAGTTTGGTATGATTCTTGGTGATGAGGTTCACCATTTTACCGCTGAATCTCTTTCTGGTATTATGAATAAAGCTGCAGAAGCAGATTATCGTATTGGTCTGACCGGTACCCTTGACGATTCCAAATGTCATAAACTCCAACTTCAGGGTCAGTTCGGTAAAATCTATAGATTGACAAAAACAAAAGATTTGATGGATGAAGGCAAAGTTGAAAAGCTTAAGGTCAATGCCCTTTTGTTGAAATACCCTGAGTATGAAAGACCTTCTGTCAAGAAAATGGAATACCATGATGAAATGATGTACTTGGCCGCTCATGAGAAACGTATGGAATTCATTAAGAATCTTGCCCTTGACCTTGAAGGTAATACTCTGATCATGTTTAAGTATGTTGAAGCCCATGGCAAACCAATGTATGAATATATTAAGAAGCATGCCCATAAACGTCGTAAGATCTTTTTTGTTGCAGGCGAGACTGATACTCAGTTTAGAAATGAAGTCAGGTCAATTGTTGAAAAAGAAAAGAATGCCATTATCGTCGGTTCACTTGGTACATTCTCAACAGGTGTATCAATTAACAATCTGAATAATATGATTTTTGCGGCTCCGTCAAAATCGATATATAAAGTATTACAATCAATTGGACGATTGCTGCGTAAATCAGATGATGGACGTACATCCCAAATGTTTGATATTATTGATGACCTGCATATTAATCAATATAAGAACTACTCATTAAGACATGGTGCTGAACGTATCAAGTACTATTCAAGAGAAAAGTTCGATATTGAAATCCATGAAGTGGAAATTAAAGATGAGTGATGAATTTAATCTAAAGACTTTGCGGCTGGCCTCAGGTAAAGAAATTATTGCTGATGCAACATACTCTGAAAAAGCCAATGTTTATGTTCTTGAATTTCCCTTGGCTGTCACACCTAAACAAAATGAGTTAGGTGAAGTCAGTCTGGTACTCGGTCGCTATATTCTTTCTGGTGATTACGATCATACCATGTTCCTTACACCTTCATTGGTTGAATGTATTGCAGGTGTAACTGATTATATGAAGGAACAATATATGCTAGCTCGTTCAGAATACTTTGATGTTGATATTGATGATTCAGTAGATGAATTTGATGATGAAACCATTGAGGTTAATCATACGATCCACTAACCCTATATTCTCCCCCGCCCGGGAAGAACTCTATATTAATATCACATTTTTTAAGATATGTAAACAAAAAAATGCACAGTAAATGAAAAAAAATCTGTTTACAATTATATCTTAATGTGATAGTATCTAGACAAATGACTCCTTATAGGAAATAGATTATGGCAACAAAGAAACCAAAGCAGAATTATGTCGATAAGGCACAGTTCTCACAAGAAGTACATGATTATGTTGTACTTCTAAATAAGGCAAAAGAATCAGGCGAAGAACTACCAATCATCCCTAATTCTATTGCTGATTCATTCATTAAAATTTGTAATGGTGCTTCTCTACAAAAGAGCTTTAAAGATTATTCCTTCCGCGAAGGTATGGTCAATGATGCTATTGAAAATTGTCTCAGGGCAATTGGCAATTATAACATCGATGCGCCGACTCGTTCTGGTAAACCAAATGCATTCGGATACTTTACCCAGATTGCACTTTGGGCATTCCTTCGTAAAATCGCAAAAGAAAAGAAACAAGCCGAAGCTAAGAGTAATTTCATGCGCTCTAGTAACTTCGCTGAATCTGTTTTTATTGATGATAATGTCCAAGGCACAACCGCTGAATATGTAACAAAAAGCTATTTGGAATCAGTTCAGATTAAATTTGATGAATGGACTATGGATAGTTCATTTGATTCTTTAGATCATGCTGTCAAGGATTCTGATGATGCTGAAGGCAAATCTAAGCGTAAGACCCCGATAGTAATTGATTCTGATCTGGAAGAGTTTTTTAAGTAATGAAAATTGCAGTCCTTAATGACACACATCATGATATTCGTAATGCATCGGACATTTTTCTTAACAGCGCAGAAAAGTTTTATTCAGAAGTATTCTTCCCATATTTGATCAAAAACGATATCAAAAGAATTATCCATCTAGGTGATGCCTTTGATAATCGTAAGACAATGAACATTAAAGCGCTCAATCACTATCGACATGTATTCTTGTCAAAGCTACGTGAATATGGTATTCGTATGGATATCATTCCCGGCAATCATGACGTGTATTATAAGAATACTAATTCCATGAATGCCCTTAAAGAGTTTCTTGGCCACTATATGGATGAAATTGATATTCATATGGACCCGACAGTTCTAAGACTTGGTGGAATCAAGATTGGTCTGGTTCCTTGGATCACTCGTGATAATGAAGAAGAATGTAAAGAGTTTATTCAGAATGCCGATGTTGATGTACTTGGCGGTCATTTTGAATTGAATGGTTTTGATCTGATGCGTGGCCGCAAGATGGATCATGGCATGGATGCTTCGCCATTTGCTCGTTTTCCTTTGGTAATGTCAGGTCATTACCATACTAAATCTCATCAAGGGAATATTCATTATCTTGGTTCGCAAATGGAATTTACTTGGTCTGATGCTCATGACCCCAAGTTCTTCCATGTACTTGATACACAGACCAAGAAGTTGGAAGCTATTCGGAATCCAAACACTCTATTTCAAAAACTTGTTTACAATGACCAAGAAAAGGTATATAATCAAGAAACGATTATGAATTCGGTTCCTGATCTTACCGGTAAATTTGTAAAGATTGTTATCCTTAATAAATACTACCCTGAGGCATTTGACTCATTCCTTGATCACGTCAACTCTTATAACTATTTTGATCTAAAAGTTACTGAGAGATTTGATGATTATAATGGTTCTTCTGTTGATGATGAAGATGTCAACGTTGAAAGTACCAAGGAAGCATTGGACAGCTATGTTGATGCTGTCGTAACTGATTTGGATCGTTCTCGTTTGAAATATAATATGGTCAACCTGTACGAAGAAGCACAGGCTCAAGAGGTTCTTTAAATTATGATTATTTTCAAAAAGGTTCGGTGGCGCAATTTCGTGGCCACCGGAGATTATTGGAATGAAGTCGATCTAGACCGAAATAAATCTACTCTTATTGTTGGTGAAAATGGTGCAGGGAAATCTACTATGCTAGATGCCCTGTCCTTTGGTCTTTTCGGCAAACCATTTCGTTCTGCTAACAAGCCCGAGCTTATTAACTCGATTAATAAAAAGCAGGCTGTTGTTGAAGTAGAGTTTGATATCGGGCAACACTGTTATAAAGTTGTTCGTGGTATGAAGCCGAATCGTTTTGAGATTTGGCGGGATGATGAGATGTTTAATGAATCTTCTCATGCCAAAGAATTCCAAAAACTTTTGGAACAAAATATCCTTAAGCTCAATCATAAATCTTTTCATCAGATTGTTGTGATTGGTTCATCTTCTTTCGTACCATTTATGCAATTGCCTGCTGCAGCTCGTCGTGAGATTATTGAAGACCTTTTGGATATTGATATCTTTTCCAAGATGAATGTTATTCTTCGCCAAAAGATGTTGAATATTAAAGATCAGTTGAGAACAAATTCGGCTAATATTGATATCGCTGAATCAAAAATTAAAGTTCAGCGTTCTTATATCGAAGACCTTAAGAGGATCAACTCAGCCGATATTAGTTCAAAGCGTACTCGTATCAATGATCTACGTAAAGAGAAAGAAGACCTTGAAAACCAATTAGATGGTATTGAAAATCAAATCGAAGAAGATCGTTTCTCTACCCTGATTAATGAAATTGAAAAGCTTAATAAGTCAATGCGTTCTCTTGATCGTACAATGGCAACAAATAATAATAGACTTAAAGAGTTACATAAGGCTTCCAAGTTCTTTGATGATAATGATACCTGTCCAACTTGTGCTCAGCCAATTACCGATGATATTTCGGAAGCAAAGAAGTGTGAGCATAAGGAAGAAGCCGAAGAAATTATCTCTAAAAGAGATGAATATAATGAGGCTCACCAGGTCGGATTAGCCCGTCAGCAGGAACTGGATGAGATTAAGCAGGAACTTGACTCATTAAAAAATAATAAGTCAATGATTAAGTCAACCATTTCTCGTATTGATAACGAGATTCTTTTGGTTCAAAATGAGCTGAGTAAGGCAAACGACAATAAGGACGCAATCGTTTCAGCCCATTCTGATCTAGAAGATATGATGGGTGAAAAAGAAGAAATGACCGATCATAGACTAGAACTAACTGATGGTCAATCCTATAATAATGCTATTGCCGAGATGCTTAAGGACGGTGGTATTAAGACTAAGATTATTAAGCAATACATTCCAGTAATGAATACACTTATTAATCAGTACCTACAAGTTCTGGATTTCTTTGTTCACTTTGAAATGAACCAAGAGTTCCATGAAACTATTCGTTCCAGATTCCGTGATAACTTCACTTACGGTTCTTTCTCTGAAGGTGAAAAGCAACGTATTGACTTAGCTCTACTTTTCACTTGGCGACATATTGCTCGAATGAAGAATAGTGTAGCAACAAACCTTTTGGTTCTAGATGAAACATTCGATTCTTCCTTAGATGCCGAAGGCACAGAGAATCTGATGAAAATTCTTGATACCCTTGATGATACAACCAATGCCTTTGTTATCTCTCATAAAGGACCTTTGTTGGAGGCTCGATTCAATCATAAGATCGAGTTCTATAAAGATAAGAATTTTTCACGTATGCGTTAAAAAACTGTTTACATTTGATTATGTTTGTGATAGACTGTAAGAATGAATTAAGTGGAGTGAATTATGTCTGATCAAGACTTTGGTATGAAGTTCTCAACTGATGGTGATAAACTAGATTGGTCCCTGATGCCTTGGGACGCAATTCAAGAAGTCATGATGACCATGCATTATGGTGCCGTCAAATACGAAGAACGTAATTGGGAAAAAGGCAACTCTTATAACAAATACTATTCAGCAGCAATGCGTCATATGATGGCATGGCATATGGGTCAAGACTTCGATGAAGGCGAATCCGAATGTCATCATTTGGCACAGGCTGCATTTAATCTCCTTGCTCTGCTTGCTTGGCAGATGCGAGGTGTAGGCGAAGATGACCGTCCTATATATAAGAATGTCATCAATACACCGACCGCTCAAGAACTAACAGATAGAGCTCTTGAGTATAAAAAACAACGCGAAATCAAACAAGGATAATTTTATTATGAAGATTTCAAGTGAAACCCTTGCAATTCTGCAAAACTATGGTAACATCCAGAGCAATATGGTTTTCCATCCAGGTAAGCCTTTGCGTACGATGACCAAGGCACGTAATATTCTTGCTAAAACCACCGTTCAAGAAGAATGGCCGGTTACCTTTGGTCTTTATGATGTAAGTGATTTCCTTAATCACCTGAACCTGATTGAAGACCCTGAAGTCGATATTACTCCTGAAAAGATTAATATCTATAATGAAGACATGCGCATTGAGTACTACTGTACCGATCCGTCCGAGCTAGTTGCTCCACCGGTTGATAAAGAAATTACTCTCCCAAGTAATGATGTAAGCTTTACTCTAGAGCGTGGTGTTCTTTCCCGTCTTCAGTCGGCTGCCAAAGTTCTTAAGCACGACAATCTTAAGGTTACCCCTTCTGATAAAGAAGGTATGGTAATGCTCTCTGTTGTAACTTCCCGTCAAGGCAACAACAGTGCTAACACTTTCTCCATTAACGTACCAGGTTCTTTTAACAACGAAGAAATGGTTAATGAAAACTTTTCTTGGGAATTTAATCACTTGAAATTGGTCCCAGGTGATTATGAAGTTGAGATTTCTGCACCTAATACTAGTGTGAAGATTTCTGAATTTAAAAATCTAGAAACGGACCTCACCTACTTTGTAACCCTTAATAAAGCTAAATAAGGAAACCTAAATAATGAACAAAGCACAATACTACGAACAAGTCCTGCAGATGGCTCGTGCTACTTCCCAGCTGATTGATGCCCTTTCCCCACGTGGAGTTTTTAAGGGTGAAGAGCTGTCAACTATTGGCAACATGCGTGAAGGTGCTGTACGCCTGATTGCAATGACCGAAGAACTCCAGGTTGAAGAAGCTGAGGCAGAAGAATAATGCAAGATCGTTTTTTTCTTTCCATGGAAACCGTTGATGACAATGGCGAAGTAATTGAGTCTACTACTCGTTCATTTTCATCTGAAGATTTGAATGAAGTTCTTGATAACTTTACTTACTTCCTGAATGGTTGTTCATACACTTACGTTGAAGCTCTTGAAGCTGTTAAGTCCAGTGACACACGGCCGTTTACAAATGAACCTGAACAGTTTAGTATGGATTTCTCCTATGATCCAGATGATCTAGACTTTACCTTTGCATCTGCATAAAAATTTTTATATTATATATGATGGAGTAAGTGAATGAATGCAAATGATATGATTTGGGTAGAACGGTATCGTCCTAAAAAGGTTTCTGATACTATTCTACCCAAACGCCTGAAAGAAACTTTCCAAAAGATGGTTGACTCAGGTAATGTACAAAATATGACTTTCGATGGACCTCCAGGTGTTGGCAAGACTACTATTGCCCGTGCTCTTTGTAACGAACTCGATCTAGATCATATTGTAATTAACTCCTCTGAACAAGGTAATATTGAAACCCTTCGTACAGAAATCCGTCAGTTTGCTTCGACGGTTTCAATGATGGGTGGACTCAAAGTTGTTATCCTTGATGAGGCCGACGGTCTTACTAAGCAGACTCAAGATTCCCTTCGTGGTTTCATTGAAGAGTTTAGTGGCAATTGTCGTTTTATTCTAACTTGTAACAATGGCGCCCGTATCTCTGATCCGATTAAATCTCGTTGCCCTGTGTATTCTTTTGCAATGAGTAAGGACGAATCAAAGAAACTGGCCGCTGATATGTTTGCCCGTGCACAGGAGATTCTTGATGAAAATGGTGTTGAATACGATCCTAAAGCTGTTGCAAACCTTATTATCAATCTTTCTCCTGAGTGGCGCAGCGTTATTGATGCTCTTCAGCGTCATTCTCTTCACGGCCGTATCGATGATACTATTCTTGACAATATTGGTGATGCAGCCATTTCACAGCTTATTTCTCTACTTAAAGAAAAAGACTGGAAAGGTATGAGACGTTGGGTCGGCGAATATCCGTCTGATACATCAATGATTTATCGTGCGCTGTTCGATGTTTGTGAAAAAGGTGCAATGGCCAAAGAAAATTTACCGGCCTTTATCCTTCTTACTGGTGACTTTATGAAGTGGCATACTTCTGCAATTGACCATGAGATTCACTTGACAACATTCTTTACAGAAATTATGCGATTGGACCCAAAATGGACATGAAGGTAGGATTCACTTGTAGTACTTTTGATTTACTCCATGCCGGACATGTAATGATGTTGCGTGAAGCAAAGACTGTATGTGATTACCTTATTGTCGGTCTACAAACCGATCCATCTATTGATCGACCTGAAAAGAATAAACCTGTACAAACTTTGGTGGAACGATATGTTCAACTTCAAGCAATTGAATATGTTGATGAAATCGTTCCTTACCAGACCGAACAGGACTTGGAAGATATTTTAAATATGTTCCCGATTAATATTCGAATTTTGGGTGAAGAATATAAAGATGGTAAATTTACCGGTCGAGCAATCTGTGCTAAGCGTGGAATTGAACTATATTACAATAAGCGTGACCACAGATTTTCGTCATCTGACCTGCGAAATCGTGTAAGCACATCTAATTGAAGGATATTATATTATGGGGTTAGGGCCATTTGATTTTGTTAAATCAATTAACTCGAACAAAGATATCATGCTCACCGACCTAGATGAAAAGGACTACAATCCTTTCTTGGTTAATCGTGCACTATCTTATTTCCCTGACACTATTCGTGTTGCTGATCTAATGAACAAGAATTCCGATCTAGATAATCGTATGCAATATTCTTGTTATATAAATATTATTAGAGCTAAGCAAAGGTTTAGTAAATGGGCTAAAACAACTACGTCAGACGACCTTGAGTTGATTAAATCTGTTTATGGTTATTCAGACCAAAAAGCTCGTAATGTATTGACTATTTTGACCAAGAAACAGGTTGAAGAATTGAGACAGAAGGTGAATAGACGTGGAAAAAAAGAATAATAATGAGCTCGTCAATAATTGGTCGATGTCTTCTATGCTGGAAGTAACTCTAACCGATCCTGACGATTTTCTTAAAGTAAAAGAAACTTTGACTCGTATCGGTGTTGCTTCTAAACAAGAACGAAAGCTTTTTCAATCTTGTCACATCCTGCACAAACAGGGCCGTTACTTTATCGTACATTTTAAAGAGTTATTCCTCTTGGATGGCAACAAATCTAATCTTGAAGTGAATGATGTTTCTCGTAGAAATACGATTGCTCAGCTTCTTTCCGATTGGAATCTTGTTTCTTTGGTTCAACCTATTAATGTTGAAGACTGTGCACCACTTAGACAGATTAAAATTATTCCTTTCCGTGAAAAAAGCGAATGGGAACTTTGTCCTAAGTACACAATCGGAAAATGAATAGCAGCTTTACGAATTAAGTATATAAAAAGGGGTTTACTTTTAGCCCCTTTTTTGATAAATATATCTATAGTGTATGAGACACTGAACCAAAACCTCCCTACCTATGGATAATAACATGCTTAAGTCTTTTTTCCGTGCGTTCATCAATGGACGCCAGCGGTCCGTCAACTTTCAAGTTGCGGGTTACATCGTTTCTGAATATCGTCATTCCCATCCCCATCTTACTCGTGAGTATATCGCTACCGAACTCAACAGCGGTCGATCCGTTCAGGAGATTCTAGGATAATGATGAATGCTATATTCAATTTCTTTCGTAGCTCCACTCTTTCTGAAGAAGAACGCTTTCTTTCTAAGTCATCTGACCTGGCTGACCTTGAACGTCGGCAACGTATAATTGACCGAGGCGAGGCACCACACCAACGTCTTGCTCGGGCTAATCTGAACATTTCGCACTATCAATAATACATTAAGGGGGTTTACAAGCCCCCTTTTTTGTGGTAGAATACATAACTATATTATTAAAAGACTTGGATCATTATGAAATTCTATACATCAGTAGTTCGTATCGGCGGCCAAATCAAAGCCCGTGGATATGACAATGACGGTTACCGTACAGTAATCGAAGAAAAGTTTAAGCCAGTACTATTCACGTCTGCTCCTGAAGAAAAGTCAATGGGTTGGCGTACAATCTATGGTGATTCAGTCGCGCCTATCATTTTTGATAGTATGTACGAAAGTAGCCAGTTCATCAAGAAGTATGATGGTACCGTCGGTTTTAGTGTACTAGGAAACACCAACTATCCAATTCAATGGATTCAGAGACAGTTTCCTGACGATATTGAATTTGATACCGACCAAATCCGTATTGCCAATATTGATATTGAGGTACATTCAACAGGTGGTTTCCCTTCACCTAATGATGCCGCTTGGCCTGTTTCGGCTATTACATACTATGACTCGGTTGATAAAAAGTATTATGTCTGGGGTCAACAAGATTCGCGTACCAAGTCAAAGGTCAAGTACCAAGTAAAGCGCGATGACGTTGTCTATGTTGAGTGTGAAGACGAACGAGCCCTGCTTCTTTCTTTTATTAATCAATGGTCAACCCATCATAAAACTCCTGATATTATTACAGGTTGGAATGTTGAAATGTTCGATATTCCTTATCTGGTTAATCGTATCAAGAATGTACTGAGTGAGGACCTGGCCAAGTCTCTGTCCCCTTGGAACCAAATCCAATATCGTGATGTATTTCATAATGGCCAATCAAATGATACATACAAGTTGATTGGTATTCAAACACTTGATTATCAAGACCTCTTTAAAAAGTTTGCTGTATTCAAATATGGTAACCAAGAGTCTTATTCCCTGAACCATATTGCTAGTACCGTACTTGGTAAAGCAAAGCTCGATTATTCTGAGCATGGTTCCCTTAAGAACTTGTATGAAGAAGATTATCAGAAGTATATTGACTACAACATCGAAGACGTTAATCTGGTAAAACAGATTGATGATCAAGAATCTTATATTGATATTGCCCTGAGCATGTCATATCGTGGTGGTGTTAACGTATCTGATGTAATGGGTACAGTTGCTATCTGGGATTCCATTATCTACCGTGAACTCTTTAAACAAAAAGTTGCTATTCCTCCACGTGTTATCAAAGATGCTACTGAGTTCGATGGTGCCTATGTTAAAGAAGTAGAACCGGGTATGTATGATAATGTAGTATCTTTTGACTTGGCATCTCTTTATCCTAACATCATTGTTCAGTGGAACATCTCACCTGAAACCATTATCGGTCGAAAGGCCATGACCGTTGGTAGTCGTCAGATTATTACCCCAAGACTACATGTTCAGGAAGAACCATTTACCCATGAGCTCAATGCATGTATTGCCGGTGATGGTATGCAATTCAGTACAGAAAAGCAGGGATTCCTTCCAAAGATTGTATCTGAGTACTATGACAATCGTAAGAAGTATAAATCTTTGATGAAAAAGCTGAAGAATGATGCCAAGGCAAATAATGATAATTCTTATGAAACTCAAAAGAAGATTGCCTCGGCCAGTAACAATGAACAGTCCATTAAACTTCTGATGAACTCATTGTATGGTGCTTGTGGTAATAAATGGTTCCGTTACTTTGATCTTCGTATTGCCGAGGCTATTACCAAGACAGGCCAGATGGTTATTCTTTGGGGTGAAAAGACCGTCAATGACTTTATGAACAAAGCACTAAAGAATGAAAACAATACCGACCATGTAATTGCAATCGATACTGATTCATTGTATGTTGACTTTGATCCTCTGGTTAAAGCCTACAAGAAGCCTGATGAGGATACTATTGACTTCTTGTGTAAGATGGCCGATGGTCCGTTTGGTAAAGCTCTTGAAGAAGGTTATGACAAACTCTTCAAACGCACTCGTTGCATGGAATCACGTATGGTAATGGACCGTGAGGTTGTTGCTTCACGTGCCGTCTGGACTGCCGCCAAGAACTATGCTATTTCAGTATGGGACAATGAAGGTTTCCGTTATGATGAACCTAACTTTAAGATCATGGGTCTGGCCGGTAAGAAAGCTATTGCTTCTCAGTCAGTTCGTGATGCCATCATGGAAATCTATCGACTGGCTCTTTACAAAGATGAAGCTGCCGTACAAGAGTATATTTCTCAGGTCAAAGAATCGTTCTTTAACTTCGCGCCTCAAGATATTGCTGCACCACGTGGTGTGAATGGTATTATGAAGTATACTGATCGAAATACTGTATGGAAGAAAGGTACACAGGCACATATTCGTGCGGCCATTGTCTATAACAAGTATTTGACTGATCTGAAACTTACAAATAAATACTCACTCTTGGGTGATGGTGAAAAGATGAAAATCCTTTACCTGACTATGCCCAATAAGTTACAATCAGATGTTGTTGGATTTATCGATCAAATCCCTGAAGAGTTCGGTATCAATGACAAGATTGATTATGACACAGCCTTTGAAAAAACATTCCTCTCACCAGTAAAAATCTATTTGAATGCTATTGGTTGGGAACTAGAAAGTAAACCCTCACTTGATGATTTTTGGAGTTAATTATGACTGATGATTTTATTATTATCGCAGGTACCTGTCAATGGGAACCGGGCTATACTAAAGACGCATTTGAATACATCTATAATAGCGCATGGAATAACAACCTAGAAGACCATGTAGTTCTGAAAGCTTCTTTCGATAAAGCCAACCGTACTAATATCAATGGTGCACGTGGCCTAGGTCTCGAGTTTGTTGTCGAGAGTCTGGTTGAACAGGGCAAAGAGTTGGGACTTAAGACTCTGACCGATGTGCATGAAACCTGGCAGCCAAAGGAAATCAATAAGCGTATTGACGTACTTCAGGTACCTGCCATGCTTTCTCGCCAGACTGATCTACTGTTGGCAACACGCGAGAATGCTAACTACATTAACGTTAAGATGGGCCAGTGGATGGGTCCAGATGATGTAGCCGGTATCCTCTCAAAGGTCGGTGATGATGAAACTGTTTGGATCACATATCGTGGTACCGCCTTTGGCTACAACCGTTTGATTGTGGACTTCACTCAGTTCCAGATGATTAAGGATAAGCATCCTAACATTAAGATGATCTTTGATGCAACTCACTCGGTCCAGATTCCTGGTGGCAATGGCACTTCCTCTGGTGGTAACCGTGATCTGGTTGAAGGTCTGG